GATCGACCTGCTGAAACCCGGCGAGGGGCTGAAGACGCCGACCGATGAGTGAGACGCACCGCATCGCGCTGCACGCCAAGCAGGCCGAGGTCTACCAGTCCGATAAGCGGTTCCGCGTGCTGGTGGCCGGTCGTCGGTACGGCAAGACGCACATGGCGCGGTGTGAGCTGATTGTCCGCGCCCTGCGCGGAGGCAAGGGCCGCTACTGGTATGTCGCCCCGACACTCAAGGCCGCGAAGGACATCTTCTGGGACGACCTGAAAGAGGCCGTGCATCCGTCATGGGTGGAGAAACCCAACGAGTCGGAACTGTCGATTCGCCTCCGCAACGGCGCCGAGTTGCGCCTGCACGGGGCCGACAACCCCGACGATCTGGTCGGGCGCGGCCTGCGGTTCTGTGTGCTGGACGAGTTTGCCGACATGAAGCCTGAGGCGTGGGAGCGGGCCATCCGTCCGGCGCTGGCCGACTACCGCGCCCCGGCCCTGTTCATCGGCACCCCAAAGAGCTTCAATCACTTTCACAGCCTGTTCGAGCGGGGCCAGTCGACCGACGAGCGCTGGCAGTCGTGGGCGTCGTGGCAGTTCAAGTCCATCGATAACCCAACACTCGACCCGGCAGAAGTCGAAGAGGCGCGGCGCACGACCGACCCGCGTACGTTCCGGCAGGAGTGGGAGGCGAGCTTCGAGGCCGTGGCGGGCCGCGCCTACTACGCCTTCGACCGCCAGCATCACCGCCGCCCGGTGCAGCTGCAGCCGGGGCCGCCGGTCGGCATCAGCTTTGACTTCAACATCAACCCCTCGACCGCCGTGATCTTCCAACGGGTGGGCGACGAGTGCCACGTCTGGCGCGAGGTCTGGACGGCGCACGCCGGGGGCGAGGCGACCCGCGCCACAGCCCTGCGCGTCCGTGACCTGCTGGCCGAGGCGCACTACGACGGGCCGCTGAAGCTCTACGGCGACGCCTCCGGGCAGGCGGCAAAGACGACCGGGCCTGCTGACCATGCCGTGCTGCGGGAAGTCTTCCCACGGGCCGCGTGGCACATCCCGAAGGCCAACCCGCACGTGCGCGACCGCATCGCCGCCGTCAATGGCCGGTGCCAGACGATGGATGGCGAGCGGCATCTGGTGATCGACCCGTCCTGCGCCCACCTTATTGCCGACTTCGAGCAGGTGGTGTTCGCCGACAACGGCGACCTTGACAAACGGAGCAACCCGATGCTGACGCACGTCTCAGACGCACTGGGCTACGCGGTCTATCAGGAATGGCCCCCGGTGGCCCGTGGAGGCGTGGGGATGGGCTACGCGGCATGGCTGTGACCGCCCGATGGATGCTCGTGCAGGCGGTCGGCTATGTCCTGCTCGGCGGGGCGCTGGTCTACGGGCTGGCCCTGTCGCCGCCGTGGGGCTGGCTGGTGGCGAGCTACTACGGGGCCAACGCCGGGTATATCATCGCGCAGTGGGCCTGCGAGACGCGGCCCCGGACGAACGTGCTGCCGTTTCCGCAGCGAAACAGGAGGACGCATGGCGAAGAGTAAGAAAGACCCGCGCCTGACCCGGCTCGGCCTCGAGGACTACAATCAGCGAAGCGCACGCCGAGTCACCCGACGAAGAGTCATGTAGTGGTGGCGAAGGATGACGGCCAGATCAAGACGATCCGCTTCGGGCAGCAGGGCGTGAAAGGCTCGCCGCACCGCGAGGGCGAATCCGATGCCAGCCGCGAACGCCGCGAAGCCTTCCGCGCACGGCACGCCGAGAACATCAAGAAGGGACCGCTGAGCGCCGCGTACTGGGCGAACAAGGTCAAGTGGTGAACTGGTCAGTCCTGCACGGCGATTGCCGCGAGCAGCTGCGGGCGCTGGCTGACGCCTCGGTCGATGGGGTCGTCTGCGACCCGCCGTATGAACTCGGGTTCATGGGGAAGGCGTGGGACAGCACGGGCATCGCGTATGACCCGGCAGTCTGGCAGGAGTGCTATCGCGTGCTGAAACCGGGCGGGCATCTGATCGCCTTTGGGGGGAGTCGCACGTATCACCGGCTGGCGTGTGCGGTGGAGGATGCGGGGTTTCAGATTCGCGATCAGGTGTTGTGGCTGTATGGCAGTGGGTTTCCGAAGTCGCTGGATGTGTCGAAGGCGATCGACAAGGCGGCGGGGGCTGAGCGGGAGGTGGTGGGCCTCAGCCAGAAGCAGCGGACGTCAACTCCGGGGGCATACAATTTTGGGGGACGCGACATCGTGAACGGGTCGAGCCGTATGGGCGAAGCGTTTGCATTGACCGCCCCCGCCACCGACGCGGCCCGCCAGTGGGCCGGATGGGGCACGGCGCTGAAGCCTGCCCATGAACCGGCGGTGTTGGCGCGGAAGCCCCTGATCGGGACGGTGGCCGAGAATGCGCTGGCGCATGGGACGGGCGGGATCAATGTGGATGGGTGCAGGGTGGGGACGGAAACAATCACCACTCGCGGGCACAAGCCAGCGGACAGTTTTGCGGGAGGCTGTCCGGCTGACGCAACGGGAAGCCACAAGTGGAATGGAAACGACGGCCACACAAAGACAGGTCGCTGGCCCGCGAATCTGATCCACGACGGCAGCGAGGCGGTGGTGGGGGTGTTCCCTGACACGGGAAAAAGCACCGGCGGCAGAACGGTGAAGCGCAGTGGCGGCGGCAACGTCGGCAGCGGAAAGTCGTCTGAGGTAGAGTGGAGCAGCGACGACCCCGGCTACGGCGACTCTGGCAGCGCCGCCCGGTTCTTCTACTGCGCGAAGGCGTCGCGGGCGGATCGGGATTACGGCCTGACCGACGACACGCCGGAAGTCTCCGCCGCCGAGCGTGTGGGCCGGGTCGAGGGTAGTGCAGGCATGAACAGCCCACGGGCCGGGGCGGGCCGGACGGCGGCAGGCCGGAACCACCATCCGACCGTAAAGCCGATTGCCCTCATGCGCCATCTGGTGCGGCTGGTGACGCCTCCCGGCGGGCTGGTGCTCGACCCGTTTACGGGCAGCGGGTCTACCGGAGTCGCGGCGATCTTGGAAGGGTTCCGGTTTGTGGGGTGTGAGATGCAGGCCGACTATCACGCGATGGCATGTCGGCGCATTGCGTACGCGGCGAACGAGGCCGCACACGCGCCAGCTGACCCGGCGCAGCCCACGTTGTGGGACATGGAGGACACGCACCATGACGATCATGCAGCGGGCCATTGAAGAGGCCAGCGAGGACATCGCATCGCAGCTGGACGCCATCATCCGCGCCCGTCGCCTGAGCTATCGCGAGGTGGCCGCGCTCGCCGGTGTCCACGAGAACACCGTGGGCAACGTGATGACGCTCAAGAACACGCGCTTGTCAGTGCTGGTGCAGATCGCCGAGGGGCTTGGGTATCGCTTCGGGGTGACATTGGAGCCGCGCACCCCATGATGCTGTGGCCGTCACTTGACGGCGTGTCAGTCGTCGCGTAGCGTCAGAGCGTGGCAATTCCTGCAAGTGCTCCGCTCGGTGCGCCGTCGTCTGTGATCGGCGTCGTGCATCCGCTCTACCTGCGCTGGCGCGAGGTGTGGGTAAAGCTGCTCGACGTCTACGAAGGGGCAGGCGGGTTCCTCGACGACACGCGGCCTTACCTGGCTGCGCATCCGCGCGAATGGCTCGACCACTCCATTCCCGTCTACGGCGACGGCAAGCAGCTGATTCGGTTCGACGTCAATCCCTCGCCGTCGAAGCCGTCGCCCAAGCTCAAGGAACGGCGCAAGCTCGCCCGCTACGAGAACATCGCGTCGACGCTGGTCGAGCAGCTGAGCGGGGCGCTATTCCGCGCGAAGCCGCAACGGAGCTTCGGGCCGGACGCGCCGACGCTGACTGTGGCGCGGCCCATCGAGAAGTTCTGGAAGAACGCGGACGGCAACGGGACGCACTGGGACGACCTACTCAAGGAGGCGTGGGGGCCGTGCGCGGCGCTCGGGCATCTGTGGGGCTATGTCGACGTCAGTGCCGACGATCCCAGTCAGGCGTTGGTGCGGTGGTATACACCGATCGACGTCATTGACTGGCTCGTCGACGACAACAACCGGCTCGTGTCGGTCAAGTTTCTCGAAGCGGTGCCACGCGAGAGCTACGCGAAGACTTCGACGGCCTACAGCGTGGACGTCCGCGTGCGCGTGGTCGACGCCGAGGGCTGGCGACTGCTGAACCGCTCGGGCAAGGAGATTGCCAGCGGCACGCATGACTTCGGGACGGTGCCTGCGTTTGTGATGTATGCCCGCCGCCGCGCCCTGACGCCGTTTGTCGGGCGGTCGGTGCTCGGCGACCCGCAGCTGTATCTTGACCTCTACAACCTCGTCAGTGAAACCCGCGAACTGCTGAGGAAGCAGACGTTCAGCATCCTCAACGTGCCCATCGGCGACACCCCCGGCGGCGTGCAGAAGGAGCAGGAACTGATCGGGCAGCAGTCTGGCACGGGGAACATTCTCTTTACGACGAACTCGGCGCAGATGCTCAGCCCAGACAACAGCAACGTCGAGGCGTATCACGAGCACATGGATCGGCTGCAGCGCACCATCTATCGGCTGAGCATCCTGCCGTGGGAAGGCGACAGCCGCGCGGGGGAATCAGCCGACAGCCGGCGGATCAAGCGCGAAGACCTCAACCAGCAGCTGGCCTCGTTCGCCGACGAACTGCAGCGCGTCGACCAGTTCGTGACGCAGCTGGTCTACCGGGCGGCCTACGGCGATGCGGCGGCGCAGTGGGAGAGCCGCGACGAGCTCACCATCCGGTGGCCGAGCACGTTCGACACCGAGCCGCTCGAACTGCTGGTCAAGCAGTTTGCCGAGGCGCTGACGCTCGACCTCGGCGCGACGGCATCGTCGGAAATCCGCAAGCGAGCCGCACGCGCGGTGCTGCCTGACCTGCACGGCGACACCCTGCAGCGCATCGACGAGGAAATCACGGAGACGCCTGTGGAGACGCCCGCGCAGCGGCGACAGGCCGCACTCACCGCGCTGACCTCGCGCATGACGCAGGCCGAGATGGACGACGAGAACGACGACGAAGACGACGACGAGGACATGCCCGAGGACAATGGCAACGCCTGAGAGCGCCGGGAACGCCATTGCCGCCCGCGCGGAAGGGCTGTCGGCAGGCTTCGCGCAGTCGCTGGCTGACGTGATGCGCCGTGCGGACGCCTCGCTGCGTCCCGTGCTGCGCGACGCCATCGAAGGCAATCGGGCCGCGACGGTGCGGGCCGCACGCGCCATCCAGCTACGACGGGCCATTCGGCAAGCCCTTACCGACGCGGGGTATGACGACTT